CGAGGTGAGCACGGCCGCGGCGCCGCTACGCAGGCGGGCTCGCGACCTGGTGCGCAACGATCCGCACGCCCGCAAGGCCGTCAACGCCCTGGCGACGAACATCGTCGGGACGGGCATCGTGCCGCGCGCGGTGACCGGCGACGAGGACCTGAACAAGCGGGTGGACGCGCTGTGGCGCACGTGGTCCCGCACCGCCAAGGTCGACAGCCCGCTCGACGCGTACGGCATCCAGGCGTTGGCTGTGCGCTCGATGGTCGAGTCGGGCGAGGTTCTGCTCCGGCGCCGCAGTCGCCGGCCCGAGGATGGGCTTCCTGTGCCGATGCAGGTGCAAGTCCTCGAGGGCGACATGCTCGACGGGCAGAGGACCGACCAGCTCGCCAACGGGCGCATCGTGCAGGGTGTCGAGTTCGACGTGCTCGACCGCCGGCGTGGCTACTGGCTGCTGCCGAACCACCCGGGCGACATCGCCGTCTGGGGCTACTCGGACGCGAGCCAGTTCGTGCCGGCGGCCGCGATCGCCCACGCCTACCATGAGCTGCGCCCGGGGCAGGTGCGCGGGGTCACGTGGCTCTCGGCGATCCTGCTGCAGCTTCGGGATCTGGGTGCGTGGCGCGCGGCCGAGCTCGTGCGGAAGAAGATCGAGTCCTGTCACGTGGGCGTGGTCGAGGGCGACGACGAGAGCATCTCCGACGACGGCGACACCGACCCGACCATCAACAAGGTCACGGACGCTGACGGCAACGTGGTCGAGCAGCTCGAGCCGGGGATGCTGCTGTACGCGCCTCGGGCCATCAAGTTCAACCAGCCTGGGTCGGTCGGTGGGGCGGCGGAGTACGAACGCGTGCAGCTGCAGGCGGTGGCCGCGGGCATCGACGTTCCGTACTTCGTCCTGTCGAGCGACCTGGCCAGCGTGAACTTCAGCGCGGCGCGTGCGGGCCTGAACGAGTTCCGCGCCTACGTGGACATGGTGCGGTGGCAGATCGTGGTCCCCATGATCTGCGAGCCGATGTGGCGCTGGTTCATCGCGGCGGCTCAGGTGGCCGGGCTACTGCCCGAGGGGGACATCGCGGTCGAGTGGGACCCGCCGGCCTGGCCGTCGGTCAACCCGCTGCAGGACGCGCAGGCGGACCTCCTCGAGGTGCGCGCAGGGTTCGCCTCGCTGGCCCAGAAGATCGCGCAGCGCGGCTACAACGCTCGCGACATCCTGACCGAGCAGGCGGAGCTGATGAAGCTCGCCGACAAGCTGGGCCTTGTGCTCGACAGCGACGGTCGCGTGACGAACAAGTCGGGTGGCCTGCAGCCGGGCGCGGCGGCGTCTGCCTCCAGCGACTCAGAGCCCGCCTGACGCCCGTCACTTTTCCCTTGACCTGTTGCAATATATGGTGCCATACGTTTACGCACGAAGTGAGGAACGTATGCCAGACCGCCAGACCGACCAGATGTTGACCCGCGCGGCGGCGTTTCAGCCTGCCAGTTGGGACCCGAAGGCCCGGACGATTGATCTCGTCTGGACCACCGGCGCCCCGGTGCGGCGGGAGAGCTGGCGCGATGGGGAGTACATCGAGATCCTCAGCACCGAGGAGTCGTCGCTGGACCTGGGTCGCATCAACAGCGGCTCGGCTCCCTTCCTGAAGGCCCACAACGGGTACAGCCTCGACGCGGTCCTGGGCCACGTCGTGGCGGGCTCGGTGCGGCGGGGCGAGGGCGACGCCTGGCTGGCGACGGTGCGTCTGTCGGCTGAGGAGCAGGACGCGCCGGTGGTGCGCAAGATCGCCGACGGCATCATCCGCAACATCTCGGTGGGCTACGACGTGCACAAGTGGGTCACTACCGAGGAAGCCGGCGTCACCACGAAGCGGGCGGTCCTCTGGGAGCCCTACGAAATCTCGGCGGTCCCGATGGGGGCCGACCCGGCAGCGCAGACCCGGTCGCGAGACGGCCAGAACCCGCCGGCGGAGCCGGCTGCATCGAGGAGTGTCCCCATGCCCGACAAGAACGCACCCGCGGCGTCGCAGGAGCGCGCGCCGGAGGCCACGCCGACCCAGCAGCCCGACGTCGCCGCGGAGCGCGAGCGCGCCGTGACCCAGGAGCGCGAGCGCGCCAACACGATCCGGACGAGCTGCCGGAAGCTGGGACTCCCGGACGCCGAGGCCGACAAGCTCGTCGCCGAGGGTGCGCCCGTCGACCAGGCTCGGGCCCGCATCATCGAGCTCGCCGCGGCGCGCGACAACGGCACGCCCACCCACGGGCAGGTGCGCGTCGAGCAGGGGGCGCTCGACGAGCGCACGACCCTGCGCCGCGGCATGGAGGATGCGCTTCTGCACCGCGCGAGCCCTGGCAAGGTGGAGCTCTCCGAGCCGGGCCGCCGCTACCGCGGTCTGACGCTCACCGACATGGCGCGGGAGTTCCTGGAGTCGGAGGGCGTCAGCACCCGCGGCATGTCGCGGATGGAGCTCGCCGGTCGGGCGCTGTCGGCGCGGGGCATGCACACCACGGACGACTTCCCGAGCCTGCTCGCGAACGTGGCGCAGAAGTCGCTGCGGGCTGGCTACACCGAGTCGCCGCGCACGTTCATGCCGTTCTGCCGGCAGACCACGCTCGCCGACTTCAAGGCGTCGCACCGCGTGGCCCTCGGGGAGGCGCCCACCCTGGAGCGGGTCAACGAGGCGGGCGAGTTCAAGGCCGGGACGATCGGCGAGGCGAAGGAGACCATCCAGCTCGTCACGTACGGCAAGCTGCTGGCGGTCACCCGCCAGACGCTGATCAACGACGACCTCGACGCGCTCAGCCGCGTGCCGCAGCGCTTCGGCGCATCGGCGGCCCGGCTCGAGGGCGACAAGGTCTGGGCCATCGTCACGTCCAACCCGACGATGAATGACAGCGTGGCGCTGTTCCACGCGGCCAGCCACAAGAACCTGGCCGGCTCCGGCATCGCCTTCGGGAAGTCGGGCATCCAGTCGCTGCGCAAGCTCACCCGCAAGCAGACGGGCATCAACGCCGCCGTCAAGCTCGGGCTGACGCTGGCCTACGTGGCGCTGCCGACCGACCTCGAGGAGGTCCTCGACGAGCTGCTCGCGAACATCGCCGCGTCGAGCGCGACGAACAGCGTGCCGGACAGCATCAAGCGGCTGCAGTACATCGTGGAGCCGCGTCTCGACGAGTCGAGCGCCATCGCCTACTACGGCTTCTGCGACCCGTCGCAGATCGACACCATCGAGTACGCGTACCTCGCCGGGCAGCAGGGCGTCTACGTCGAGACCCAGATGGGCTTCGAGGTCGACGGCATGCAGATCAAGGTGCGGCACGACTTCGGGTGTGCGGCCATCGATCACCGTGGGTGCTACAAGCAGCCCGGCGCCTCGTCCTGATGACCCGTGAGGGCGGGCCGTAGACGCGGCCTGCCCTCGCTCGACTCCGACCCGCACGCGACGAACGCGACGAACGCAACAGGAGAAGCCAGATGGCGACGAACTTCATTCAGGCAGGCCTGGTCCTGACGGTCACGGCGCCGCGCACCGTCACGAGCGGCGAGGGCGTGCTGGTCGGGACGGGGCTGTTCGGCGTGGCGCAGGGCGCGGCGACGAGCGGCGACACGGACCTCGAGGTCGAGACGCGCGGCGTCTATGAGCTGCCCAAGGAGTCGGGCCTGTCCGTCTCTCCCGGCGATCTGATCTACTGGGACAACACGGCGTTCGAGTGCGACAAGACGAGCTCGAACACGCCGATCGGTCTCGCGACCGAGACGAGCGGCGTGGGCGCCACGACCGTCAAGGTCCTGCTCATCCCGGGCTTCTCGGACGGCACGGTCAACGCGACGAACGTCAACGCGGCCGGCGCGGTGATGGAGAGCGACTTCGACGCGCAGACGGTGCTCGCCGCCGTCGCGGACAACACGCCGCTGCCCGTGACGATCGCCGACTCGCAGTTCGTGGGGCGCCCCGCGGGCGGCGACCTCGGGGCGATGACGAAGGCGCAGGCGCTCACCCTGCTGAACGTCGAGGACGGCGCCGACGTGACCGACGCGACGAACGTCGGCACCGCCGCGCAGGACCTGATCGCGCCGGAGCACCTGGCCGTGCTCAACGCGCAGATCGGGGTGCCGTTCGTCATCGAGACGGACATCAGCGCGGCGGCGGCAGCGGTCGACGTGTTCGCGGGCGACTGCCCCCACAAGATCCGCGTCATCGACGCGTTCGTCCGCTGCACGGCGGCGAATGCGGGCGGGACGGCGAAGCTCAACAAGGGCTCCGTCGCGACGCCGGGCAACGACGTGACCGACGCGATGACGATGGCCGTCAACAAGGTCATCAGCCGCGCCGGGACCATCGACGACGCGGAGACCACCATCGCGGCGAACGGCTCGCTGAGCTGGATCAAGAACGCCGCGGGCGACGACGGCACGGGCTACGTCTGGGCGGTGCGCGTCGCGTAGGCCCTGCCGGGCTGCTGGGCGACTCTCTGGACGAGTGAGCGGAGACGGGCGGAGGGTGCTGTGACGGGCTGGGCCACGCTGGCAGACAGGGCGATCAAGGGCACGCGCGCCGCGTTCGGTGCCGCGGTCTCCTACACGCCCGCGTCCACCGGCGTTGCCGAGTCCATCACCGCGCCCTTCGACGCGCAGTACCAGCGGGTGGAGATGCAGGGCGAGCTGCCCGTCACCGCCACCCGTCCCATGCTTGGGCTGCGCCTCGCCGACCTGTTGGCGCGTCCGGCGCAGGGCGACAGGTTCGTCGTCGGTGGGCTGACCTACGAAGTGACGGACATCCAGGACGACGGCCACGGGGCCGCCGCGGTGTTCGCGGTCGAGGTTCGCTGATGGCGACGCCCACCACGATCCGCACGGACGCGGTCGCTCGCATCATCGCGGCGGCGACCCTCGCCGGGTCTCGCGTGTACGACTCGCGCATGACGCCAGTCGACA